TATTATAATGTCAACTGAAGAATTGGAAAAAAAAGTAGCAAAGTTTCACAACATAAGTCTTGAAGAGTTGTATCAACGAACAGTCAAGGGTGGTGAAGCATTGTTTCATCAATACTACATGAGAGACGGTATAGGGTTCTAATGAAGACTGGACTAACTGCGTCTACATTTGACTTGCTACATGCAGGTCATATTGCAATGTTAAGAGAGGCTAAGTCACAGTGTGACTATCTTATCTGTGCATTACAAATAGATCCGTCTATTGATAGACCAGATAAAAACTCACCAGTACAATCCATCGTAGAACGATATGCACAACTGTCTGCAGTAAAGTATGTGGATGAAATACTGGTGTACCAATACGAAGAAGACTTGTTGGACATCATACAGATGTATCCAATAAACCTTAGAATCCTTGGATCAGAATATCGTGACAAGGATTTTACTGGTAAGGATGAGTGTCGTAGATTAGGCATTCAACTTTATTTTAATAATAGAGAACACAGGTTCTCATCATCTGATCTAAGAAGAAGAGTAAAACTAAAGGAGGATACTGATGCAGCAAGAAAGGTATTACGAGAGTATACTGAGGATGAATCGGGAAGCGAACAAAAGGGAAGACCAGAAAGCTGAGGAATCCAAAGAATAGACTTTACATCCGTTTTATTATGTGTTATAATTGTGTTAAAGGAGTAATTAATGTCAATAATGGATAAACTCAAAAAGAATAGTAAGTTGGATCACACAGCTATTCTTTCTGAGTCTAAATTTTTTAATGAAAAAGATATGGTTCCAACCCACGTTCCAATGATGAACGTTGCCTTGTCTGGATCAATCGATGGTGGTCTTGCGCCTGGCCTTACAATACTTGCAGGGCAATCAAAACATTTCAAGACATCATTCGCTTTAATCATGGCGAGTGCTTATCTCAAAAAATATCCAGAGTCAGTTATCTTATTTTATGACTCTGAGTTTGGGTCACCACAATCGTACTTCGAACAGTATGATATCGATCCCTCACGTGTACTACACACACCCATCACAAATGTAGAAGAACTCAAGTTCGATCTAGTAAATCAACTTGACGCTCTTGATCGTGATGAACGTGTATGTGTTGTAATTGACTCTATTGGTAATCTAGCATCCAAGAAAGAATTAGAAGATGCAATCAATGAGAAGTCAGTTGCAGATATGTCTCGTGCAAAATCCTTGAAAGGTTTGTTCCGCATGTGTACGCCGTACCTTGCAATGAAGAACATTCCTATGATTGCAGTAAACCACACGTACAAAGAAATTGGATTGTTTCCTAAAGATATAGTCGGTGGTGGTACAGGTCTGTACTATTCTGCAGATAACATCTGGATCATTGGTCGCCAACAGGAAAAGAAAGGCACTGAGATCGAAGGATATCATTTCATAATTAATGTGGAGAAATCTAGATATGTCAAAGAAAAGTCTAAAATCCCTATTACTGTTACTTGGGATGGTGGTCTGCTTTCTCATAGTGGACTCCTCAATGTCGCTATCGCAGGTGGTTATATCCGCAGTCCTAGTACTGGGTGGTATAGCATTGTTGACAGAGATAGTGGAGAACTCTTACCATCCAAATATAGAGCAAAAGATACCTTACATCCCGAATTCTGGGTGCAAATATTACAAGAGACTGACTTCAAAGAGTTTGTCAAACAGAAATACTCTATTGGTGGGTCTCTTAGTAACGAAGCTGGTGGCGAAAGTGAAGCATGAAGAAAACGACACCTATGTATTAATACCCAATGAAGTTAATGAGGAGTTCTGGTCTGTCAGAATCCTCAAGGGTATGTTTAATGAAACGGTGATTCGTTATGGTAACATTGCATTCAATGAAGTTGCAGAAGGTATTATGTCATTTAACTTTGTTGTTGAGTCTTCACCAGACTCTTCTATCACTGAAGAGAATGAAGTGCTTCAAGAAGTTGCAGGTGACATACTACAAAAGATTATCGCAAACGCACTGGACAACGATGAAGGTATCGTAGGTAAGAAACCAGAAGATGATGAATGGGAAGAGGTAACTGCAGAAACATGAACACTAACTTAGAGCAAGTGATCCTAAGAAACATTCTGACTGATGATGAGTATACAAGAAAAGTTCTACCGTTTATCAAACCAGAGTATTTCGAAGGTATCTATAGAATACTATTCAGAGAGACTGCAAAGTTTGTAACCAAGTATAACAAGTTACCGACTGCAGAGGCATTCAAGATTGAACTTGATCAGTCTGACAGACTCAATGGTGAGAACTATACAGTGGCGATGGATCTTTTACCACAGTTGTTTGCAAAGGAAAAGACTGACTCTGATTGGTTGATACAGAACACAGAGAAGTGGTGTCAAGATCGTGCGATATACAATGCAGTGATGGAGTCTATCTCTATCATTGATGGTAAACACGAGACCATGACTAAGGGTGCATTACCAGATCTGTTGTCTAAGGCTCTGGGTGTTGCATTTGACACAAACGTTGGTCACGACTATATTGACAATGTCGAGGATCGTTGGGACTTCTATAACAAACAAGAAGAACGTATACCATTTGATCTAGAACATTTCAACACAATCACTAAAGGTGGTGTACCGAAGAAAACTCTGAACATTGCACTGGCAGGTACTGGTGTTGGTAAGAGTTTGTTCATGTGTCACGTTGCTTCTAGTGCATTGACTGATGGTAAGAATGTATTGTACATCACTATGGAAATGGCAGAGGAACGTATCGCAGAACGTATTGACGCAAACTTACTCAACGTTCCTATCGATCAGTTAGAGACTATGCCTAAGACTATGTTCACTGAAAAGGTGAAACAATTGTCTTCTAAAACAAATGGTAAACTAATCATCAAAGAGTATCCTACTGGATCTGCACACTCAGGACACTTTCGTGGACTTTTAAATGAATTAAAATTAAAACGACAGTTTGAACCAGATATCATTTTTATAGATTATTTAAATATTTGTGCGTCAAGTAGAATGAAAGGAATGGGTGGTGCAATCAATTCATACAACTACATTAAAGCAATTGCTGAAGAGTTACGCGGCCTTGCAGTCGAGTTTGACGTACCGATCTTCTCTGCAACACAAACGACTCGTAGTGGTTATTCTAACTCGGATGTTGGGTTGGAAGACACGTCCGAGTCTTTTGGATTACCCGCTACCGCTGACCTCATGTTCGCTCTCATATCTACAGAAGAACTCCAACAACTAGGTCAGATCATGGTCAAACAATTGAAGAATAGATACAACGATCCTACAAATAATAAAAGGTTTGTTGTTGGTGTTGACCGTAGTAAGATGAGATTGTTTGATGTAGATCCTAACGAACAGACATTGACAGACGATACTCCAGTGTTTGATAAGTCGGATGCAGGAGAGAACATATCAAAGTTTAAAGATTGGAATATCTAATGAAGAGAAAACTAATATCAGAATTTTGGGGTGACGAAAAGAACCCAGACCGCAAAGCAGAGATACATCATAACTTAATCTATGATCATTTTGAGGTTGACTTTTATAATAAGACTGAGTTGAAAGAAACACGCGACATGAAGACTGACGGTGTTATACATAGTTTAAGATATGCAGAGGACGCTGCAGAGAACTGGTGTTTAGGATACATACCATGAGAGATCATTTACCGATGCCTGAACGTTTGTTTATTTTTGATGTCGATGGAACACTTACTCCAAGTAGACAGAAGATGGACATGGAGTTTCAGAAATACTTTATGGACTTCTGTGAAGACAACTTTGTTTACCTGATTACAGGATCTGACAAAGACAAGACGGTTGAACAAGTTGGTATCGATGTTTACTATATGGCAGATAGAGTTTATAATTGTTCTGGTAACCACGTCTTTGAACAAGGTAAAGAGATATATAGAACAGACTGGAAGTTACCAGACAACGCTGCATTCTTTTTATTAGACAAGTTACACGACAGTAGTTTTCATAGGAAGACTGGTAATCACATAGACGAAAGGCCAGGCACAGTAAACTTTAGTGTTGTTGGTAGAAACTGTAACCTAGAAGAACGTATGATGTATAGAGAGTGGGATGATCATGAGAATGAAAGACGTGTGATTGCAGAAGCATTTAACTCTAAGTTCCCAGACATTGAAGCATTGGTTGCAGGAGAGACTGGTATAGATATATTTCCAAGGGGTGCAAGCAAAGGTCAGATATGGACAGAAATAAAAGATCATGACGTGCATTTCTTTGGTGACAAAATGGAAGAGGGTGGTAACGATTACCCACTCGCAGAAAAGAATAGACATGGAACAAACCATCATGTCAAAAACTGGGAACATACAAGAAGCATATTGTTAGCATATAATGAGTATAAACTATGAAAGCTAGATTAATATCATACTCACAGACTGGGGAGAATTTACATGTCGGTAATGACATACAGGAACTCGTTGCGTATTGCGCCCGTGTCTCCAATCCATCGAATCAAAATAACACTGAAACGTCCGAAAAACTTTTACGTTACCTTGCCAAACACAAACACTGGTCACCATTTGAGATGGTCAGTGCTTGCATAGAAGTAGAGACTACTCGTGACATTGCAAGACAGTTACTAAGACACAGATCGTTTTCATTCCAAGAGTTCTCGCAGAGATACGCAGATGTTCGAGACATGGACAATCAGTTTGTTATGCGTAAGGCAAGACTGCAAGATCCCAAGAACAGACAGAATAGTATCGATACATCTGACGCAAAACTTATGACTACATGGGAAGAACACCAGAGTAATGTCTGGTACGCTGCAATGAAAGCATACGACTGGGCGATAGAAAACGGTATCGCAAAAGAACAGGCGAGGTGTGTGTTACCAGAAGGTAATACTTTGTCACGACTTTATGTAAACGGTACGTTAAGATCTTGGATTCACTATATAGAACTAAGGTCTGCAAACGGAACACAGAGAGAGCATATGGACTTAGCAATAGAATGCGCTAAAGCAATAATAGCAATATTCCCTAGTGCGGTGGGATACATTGACACACAAGGAATCTCATAGACTCTTTTGGATAGTCAAGGGACATCTAGGGAATGAACAAACTGTACTTGGTAGCGCAAACAGTTACTTCAATAGATTATGGACTACGTATCAAGGTGAAGACACTAGTTACATAGAGGAAGGTTTTGAAGAAGCATATTACTTAAAATATCCAAACAGAAAAGGAGATTAGATGGAAGGGCCGATCTGTAAACTAAGAAAAAAAATTAAAACTTGGTTGAGTAAGAAAGATGATAAACAAGTAAAATACTTATCAGGTAAAAAGAAATAAGGGGGTTGACAAGATCCCCTTTTTCTGTTATCATATGTCTATAATAATAATTGAGGTAGTTATATGATAAAGCAGTTAGTTTTTGGTTTTGTTGCACTCTCTATGGTTCCTAGTGGATCTGAGAGTGCATCAATCGCAGAAGCAGGTGAGTTTCACACTGCACTAAGTGAACAGGTTTGTCTTGCAAACAATATCTATTGGGAAGCAAGGAACCAAACAAAAGAAGGAATGATAGGTGTTGGTCTTGTGGTACGCAATCGTGTTCTTGATAATCGTTTCCCACATTCGTATTGTGAGGTGGTTCATCAAGGCCCAACTAAACCTAGTTGGAGAGACCCTGACGTTAAGATACCTGTTCGACACCGTTGTCAATTTAGTTGGTATTGTGACGGTAAGTCTGATGATATTATTGCTAGGGAGTTGGACGTTTATACCCTTGCTAGTGATATTGCTCATCGAATTTACGCAGGTACAATTGACGATGTTACCGATGGTGCTACACATTACCATGCCGACTATGTGATACCTGCATGGGCAGCAACAAAGATTCGAACAGTCAAGATTGACGATCACATATTTTATAGATGGGAGTTTTAATGGAAATAGATTATAAGTTCAATGAAGAAAAACTATTGACGGAATTTAAGGAGTATGTAGACGCAACCTATGACGCACACTATTCTAAAGAGAAATTCCAAGCGACTGAGTTTATCGTAGACAGTGGTCACGGAACTGGTTTCATGATAGGAAATGTAATGAAGTATGCTCAGAGGTATGGCAAGAAGGGTTCCGACAAAGATGCTCGGAAAGATCTCCTTAAAGTTTTACACTATGCGTTGATGCAACTTCATGTTCATGATACTAAAGAATTCCGCTAGTAGAACCTTTTGTAAAGATATAAAAGAAAAGACCACAAAGAGCGAGTACAGCAAGTCCTAATGGAATGATAATCATAAGTTTCTCTTGAAACTCTGCTTGCTTTTTCATTGCTTCTCTTCTCAGTTCTTCGAGACGTTCTTTCTCTTCTCTCATTCGTTGTTGACGTAACGCGATAATTTCTTTCCACGTTCCCCAACCGAATCTATGGTCAATCAGTTCTCGCATTTCTTCCATTTGCTCGGCCGCAAGTTTTGCATCGATCACCTCTGTGGCAACCGATTTAATTCCTAATTGATCGGACACAGAGTTTCCTCTTTCTAGTTTTGCCTTTTGAACTTGAGCATTACCGTCTAAGAGACTTTCTAACTGAGAACCGATCTGAGAAATATCTTTTACTGTATTGATGTTTGACTTGATAAAATCAACTGATTGTTTTACCAGAGCAATACCAGCGAGAATTTCTGCGACCATCTTTTTCTTTCAATTGAAATTAATATAGGTCACTACTTTAATATGAATCACAACTATATTTATACTAAATAGTTTTCTAGTATAAATAAAAAATGTAGATGTTGGAGGATATTCTGGACATGGGGGCAGTACCCATCACCTCCACCAAAATTGCATGGAGAAGATATGGACGATAAAAATAAAATAATAGATGTCAAAACAGGCACAAATGAATTCGAAGTAGGAGTAAGACTACTAGGGAATGAATTGATTGGAATCAGACTCGCATCTACTAACGCGAGTGGTAAGATGATTCTATGGGCAGTACTATTGTTGTTCTTTACGTTTATGATAATGGAAGTGTTTGGATTTAACCAGTACTTCCTAAACATGTAATTTTGATGGGGGTGAAACAGGATCGACAGGTATTTGAGTCTACAAACACAAATGCAAACGATAATTTTGCACCATCTGGATTACGCCTAGCGGCATAATCGCAGGGGGTTGGGCACTTACCTAGCAACAGAAAAGTGTCACCATACAAAAGGAGACGAAATGGGTCACGTATTTCAGTATAAACAAATAGGTACTTTCGAAGAAACAGAATCAGATGCATCCCCAGAAGCATTAGCAATATATAATCAATATGTAGCAGACGGAAAGATAATTAACTTCACAAAAGATGAAGATAATGTTTGTCGCATTGAGTTTGCAACTTTAGAAGATTGTGATGATTATTTAACAGAGATGGATGCATTAGATGCAAATACAACTAGTGGACATTTAAGAGAACAAGGTACTCAAGTGAGATATGATACCTAATCTTTATGAAATTCATTATGAACTTCCGAGCATACCTGAAGAGTTACATAAATCAGAATGTGACATAAGAAAAATAAAAGATGAATTTGCTGATAGAAGATCCGAAATAGATCCTAATAGCAAACCAAAATATACATTACATACAGCTCCACCTGAAATAAAAGATTTCTTATTACCTCATTTCGGTGAACAATATGAATTTGCATTTCAACTGATTACATCTGATTTACCTATACACAAAGATTTTGGAAGACGATCATGCTTCAACTACATATTTTCTTCAGGTGGTGATGTGAGTACAAATTGGTATGATGATAATTTAAATCAAATAAAAAATATTGTGTTCCCAGAAAATACTTGGCATAAAATCAAAGTAGACACATTTCATAATGTTACAAACTTCACGAGTACAAGGATAGCACTTTCAGTTTGGGAAAAAGATGAAACTGCTATAGGTTCAATAAGTTAATATTTTTGTCATTAAATCTTATAACAACTATAAACTGATGAACTTTCTCTAAAGCAAATACTTCGTGCACTATAGTAGAATCTATTAAATAGAATTGACCAGGCTCTACCATCTTTCTTTTATTTTCCATACGTAAAATGTAATCTTTAGACTCTGATGTTATTGCTAATAACTTTAGCATGTTGGGAACATATACATCACGGTGCTTTGGAAAGTATCCTTGTGGTCTTAAAGTTGTTATCACGGATCTTCCATAATCAAACATTTCAGAGACGTGACTAATAGATGGTAACTTAAAAATTTCTGTAGGTTTATTCGATTTTAAAAAGTTATACTTCTTTTTATGGGGATGTCCTAGTTCAGGTTTATTACCAATATATTCACCATCCATACTAGTTAAACAATTAGAAGATCCATTCCCTGTTCCCTCGTACACTGTTTCTTTACTTTCGTAGGGTGAGTATTCCTCTATAAACTTCCTATGGTCAAACGTAATATTGACAGGTGTAATAGCACTTGTGTGTAAAGATTTGTACTTCTCTATTCTATCTGATAACGACATCACCTTCATCCCACATCTTAAAGAAATCTGCAGACACATCACCAAATATATTTGTCTTTACTATCTCAGTCAATTCCTTTTCACCGAGAGAAAACATGTAGAACGTAGAGTTCGAATTTGTCTTGTACACAAAGTTATCTTTTGTCTCATTTATCATGAAGCATATGTTATGACATAATTCTATAATGGTTTCGCCTATCATGATCTTTACGGAGTCAGTAGAAAATATAAATGAAAACTTATCTCGATCTAACTCAAGATGTTCTCCACTATTTTCATTTAATTCATATTTTACTACAGGAACCTCCACACCATTTATCTTTACCAGTTTAGTAGAAGGTGATATGTCGCCTGGCACAATATCATAATTTATAAACTTAGATAGCATCATATTCATTTTGATTCATCCATTTAAAATCTTGTTTTATTTTATTTAAATTAAAATTTCTATTTAACACTTTGTACTTGCATCTTTGTATACAACTTCTACTGATGTTGTCACATGTCTGTATATAATCTTTTGCTACAACCCAATCAGCATCTGGGTCTATTAGGTTTTTTCTTTTACATATTGATTCAATAGCATTATGTCTTCCCTTGCTTTCCCTAGTGACAAAGATAACATCCATATTTAAATCTACACACAAACTAACTTCGTTGAAGTATAAAGTCTTTATAAAGTTTTTTCTATCTGACGGAGATCTCTGGAAATCACCCAAACCAACTTCTCTAAATTTTGTGAACAGATAGAATCTACTATTGATCCTTGCATAATTATCTTTCCATATGCTAGGTGTCATAACTCCACTGCATCCAGAGAACTCTCCATTGTTATGTGTTACAAAGAATCCCAAGAACTTATCGTCTCTAATCATATCTGCAATATTTAAATAATTATCTTTTACTGTAGGCCTGTTGATACTAGACTTTAGATCCTCTATAATAGAAGATTGGAACTCATCAATCAGGTTCTCGTTTTTACACAGATCTATTATATTACTATGTGACATTTGAGTAATCGAATTGTATTCTTAACATTCTTCTTGGGTCTTCATTCCAATGTTCCTTTGACCTTTTGGTCTTATGCATG